AATCAATTAAACAATGAAGGAGAGTAATTATTATGCCAGACCAATTATCACGAGGAACATTATTTGATCCACAATTAGTAACTGACTTAATTAATAAAGTAAAGGGACGTAGCTCGCTTGCGGTGCTATCGTCTTCACAACCGATTCCGTTCAATGGCCAAAAGGAATTTACGTTTACGTTGGATTCTGAGATTGACGTTGTGGCAGAGAATGGGAAGAAATCACATGGGGGTATGAGCTTAGAGCCGTTAACCATTCTACCGATTAAAGTGGAGTATGGGGCACGTGTGTCAGATGAGTTTATTTATGCCTCAGAAGAAGCTAAGATTGATGTGTTGAAATCCTTTAACGAAGGATTTGCCCGTAAGGTGGCTAAAGGGATTGACTTGATGGCGTTTCACGGGATTAACCCACGTACAAAGACCAAATCAGATGTAATAGGCCAAAATAACTTTACGGATAAGGTAACACAAACAATTGAATTCGCTGATGGAGATAATCCAGATGAGAAAATCGATGATGCGGTGGCAGTTGTTCAAGGTGCAGAAGGTGCGGTGTCCGGGATTGCAATGGCACCGACGTTCTCTAGCAAGTTAGCGAAAGTGACAGTGGATGCTGAAGGAAAAGGTCAAAAAATGTACCCTGAACTGAAATGGGGAGCTAATCCGGGTTCACTTAACGGCGTGAAATTAGATATTAACAACACGGTATCTGCTCACGGGAACCATGAAGTGATCTTAGGGGACTTCCAAAACATGTTCAAATGGGGATATGCGAAACACATCCCAATGGAAATTATCAAATATGGTGACCCAGATAACTCGGGTAAAGACTTGAAAGGGTACAACCAAGTCTACATTCGTGCGGAGGCTTACTTGGGCTGGGGTATCTTAGATCCGAAAAACTTTGTTCGTGTGGTGAAACAATAAGGAGTTGACCGATCATGAAAAAATATGTGAATGAAAAAACGGGGGCTATCTTAGAGATAGCCTCTCAATTATCTGGTGGCGATTGGAAGGAAGTTAAGGAGAAGTCAAAGCCTAAACGGAAATCAAAAGCCAAAGCAAAGGATGAGTAATCATGACTTATGCAACGGTGGATGATGTGATTGCGATCTGGCGGAGTTTAACCAATGAGGAGATGGAACGAACGGAGCAGTTGCTTCCGATTGTTGAGGCTTCATTACGTGTTGAAGCGGAACGTGTGGGGAAAGATCTGGATCAATTAGCCGAAACACCATCTTACCAGCAAGTGTTAAAGTCAGTGATTGTGGATGTGGTAGCCCGTACGCTCATGACGGCAACGGATCAAGAGCCAATGACACAAAGTTCAGAGTCAGCACTCGGTTATTCCTTCTCGGGGACATTCTTAGTGCCGGGTGGGGGATTGTTCATCAAGCGAACAGAGCTTGCACGGTTGGGCTTACGCCGACAACGATGGGGGGCGAAGGAGATTTATGAGACGGATCAAAGGTATAACGGTTTATTTGCATCAGAAGACACAGACGGAGATGAACCCTTTTGGTGAGCCGATGTATGAAACAAAACGTATCCCTGTCGCCGATGTCTTAGTTGCTCCGGTGTCCACGGAAGAGCGAGTGAATGCATTAAATTTAACGGGGAAGCGGGCGGTCTATCAGTTAGCTATTCCTAAAGGTGACCGACATGAGTGGGAAGACCAGACCGTGGAGTTCTTTGATAAACAGTGGCGCGTAATCGGTGAAGTACTGGAAGGGATTGAAGAGTTAATCCCGCTTAGATGGAATAAGAAAGTGATGGTGGAGCGACTGAATGAGTAAAGTAAGCGTGGAATTAAATAGAGAAGGTGTGCGGTCACTGTTACGTTCAGCAGAGATGGAAGGTGTGGTGGTGGAGTATGCATCCAAAATCCAACGTACAGCAGGTGCTGGCTACGAGCAAGATTCTTATAAAGGGCGTAATCGTGTCAATGCGATGGTGTATGCCGAGACGTATCAAGCTAAGCGAGACAACTTGAAGCATAATACCTTGCTGAAAGCGACGAGAGGAGCGGGTGGTGGATGATTGAACTGACGTTGAAAACATTTTTAGAAGAAACGCTAAAGCTTCCTGTGTTTTTTACGTATCCCAAACAAGCGCCTGAGCGGTTTGTGCTGATTGAGAAGTTGGGCAGTAGTAAGATTAATCACTTAGATGATGCGACGTTCGCTTTTCAGAGTTATGGGCCGACGTTGTATGAGACGGCGAGATTAAATCAACGCGTTAAGCAAGCGGTGGAACAAGCGATTATCTTGCCCAATATTAGTCGCGTTCAGTTGAATAGTGATTATAATTTTACAGATGAAGAGATGAAAGATTATCGGTACCAAGCGATATATGATATTTATTATTATGAGGAGGAAATTTAGATGGCAGATGTGAATAATGTGTCTTATGGTAAGCCAAAAGTGGGCGGTGCTGCATTCGTGGCACCGTTATCTACAGCATTACCAAATGATGCGACAACGAACTTAGATGCAAAATTTAAGAATTTAGGCTATATTTCAGAAGATGGGTTGACTAACAGCAACTCTCCCGAGTCTGAAACGATTAAAGCATGGGGTGGAGACGTTGTGTTAGTCTCACAAATGGATAAACCGGATACGTTTAGCTTCACCTTGATTGAGCATATTTTGGTACACGGCATTCTCCCCGTCTGTTTCAGGGGATTCTGTATCTTTCAGCGGGGCAACCGGCTTTTGATTGATATATTCTGCCATTGACTCCGCATCTTGTTTCAACTCTTCTTCGCTATCGCCCATTAAGCGACTGGCGAACGAATACGGAAGATTATGTTCTAGCGCAACTTTAGTGCGCAACTGCTGACGTTCATAGTCAGAGATTTGTGAGGATAAAGACTCGTTTTTCTTTTGAGCTTCAGTAGCACTGTTTTCTGCAGCACTTAACTCTTCTTGCAGTTGATTCACTTGCTTCTCTAACGCCTCTTTCTCTTCCCGTTCTTGCTCTAGTTGCTTCAGTCGTTCTTCCCATTTCTCCTGCTCTCGTTTCAATCGACCTGCAATCGCTTGGTCGAATGCTTCCTGTGTCTCGATTACCTTAAATTCTTTGTCTGACATATTTTTTCTCCCTTTCTCCCAACTTAACCCGGTGGTATCGGTAATTTTTTGCATTAAAAAAGCACCCATTATCGAGTGCTGTTAATACCTAACTTGTTGTCTGCGCGTATGCTTATTCTCACTACATAACCAATGAGCCAGCAACGCACTATCCATGAGTGCTATATCCATATCGTCATACTGTGACTCATAACCAAATCCCCCATTAGAACCAATCGCTCGCTTCTCACAGTTTGTTACCACTTGCGATAGCGAGGCCTGATCCTTATGGCATAAGGTCTCTTGATAAATGGCTTGTTCCCATAAGAAATTGGCCTTAATGACTTCTTTAACAGTCGGTAGTATCGGTTTCTTCAACCGAGCTTGCTTCATCTGCTCAGCAAGCGTATGTTGTCCACTTGCCCCATCCACCGCCACACGAGCAATATCGGCCTGACTGAGAAAATCAATAATCCAATCATTACCATTTCGCAACGTCTGACAGTCAATCGACTCAATGAATATACGGTCACGGGTAGTCTTCACAGCAATACTCATCGCCACATTCTCACCATCTTTCCCGTACTTAATCCCGATATATAACGGACTCTTAAGCTTCGGCAAGCGGTCAACTTCCAACCGTTCCCACTCAACCGCTGAGATAGCAGACTTTTGATTATACTTAATCCATAAACCCAACCGCTGAATGTTAAAGTCAATTTTATCACTACCAATTTCATCATAAATCGATCGCTCAGTAAAGATCGTCCCCAGCGACGGGTTTGTCTGGTACCACAGCGCTTCATCTTTTGGATCTGACTCTTTATCCACCGACCACTCCGCCCACATCGCGTTACGGTTGCCACCCTGTAAGGTCTTTTTACGGTAATTTACAAATACCGTTCCGCTTGATATCGGCGTCGGTGGTGTCCCACAAAAAATTGTCTGTGGATTCTGACTATCCGTAACCACATACTTTAACGCAGACTCTTGATCGTCCGTGTACTCCTGTGCCTCATCAATCACCAGCAAGTCGAAGCCTTCACCAAGTCCACCCGTAGAAGAACGCGTTCTGAATTCCACACGCCCTCCTGTATCCGGCAACTCAATTCGCTCCCGCCCAATCGCTCGGAGTGAATCATACTCCACATCCATCTTATCCAGCATCCGCAACAATCTCTCCCATGCTGCATGAGAAGTCGTTGTTCGGTGTGCTGTGTGAAGCACTTCTTCCCCCGAGAACAAGGCATACAGCTCACGCATCGCCACGACCTCATTCTTCCCGTTACGACGAGGCAATGAATAACCAATCTTCGTATGGGTCCATAAATCATCTTCATTCACAGCCAACATATGACTTAATAGCTTCTCTTGCCACTCCTGTGCCGTTCGTCCAGCTTGCTCATAATACGCAATCGCCTCATCCACCAACGTCACCGTATATGGCAAAATTACCGATTGAGTTGGGTTTTGATTGCCAATTTTCTTTGACATATCATCACCAATCCAATCTTTAATCTCAACAGTTTAATGACTTATTGAGGTCAAAAAAAGCACATAACGCGAGGTTAAGTGCTTTTGTTAATATATAATATCAATATCATATTCTAGTTCTATCGGTGTATCTGTCTCAATAGCTTCCTTGGCCATTTCAGCTAATTCTTCTGAGGTGCTATTTTTAAGTTCCATAGCTGGAAATTGTTCATTTTGATCTTTAAAGTGTTCTTCATACGCTCTAAACCATTCTGCTAATGTTTTGCCGTAGTATTTATGTGTATACATTATTTATCCTCCTAAATCTGTTAACATGCCTTTGAATTTCTCATACGATTTTGGTAAATACTTTTTAAATTTTTCGATTTCGTCGGATTGTCGTACTTCTGCTGAAAACATTTCAGCAAATCCTTCTGACCCTAAACGGGTATTGAGATATTGTTCTTTATCTTCATCACTCCACCTAATCCCGCGTTGTCTTGGTAATTTCCAGTAAGAGTCCTTATGACCCACATCCACACGTAGTTTATTATTAGTCGCTCCACCATACAAGTCACTAATCGCAGCCATCGATTTTTCGTTTTCTTGGGTATCTTTCATCAGTTCTTGCTTCAACAAGGCCCGCTTGACCGCCACTCGTTTATCGGGCTGTGCTTTTATTTGTTCTTGCACTTCTTCATAGATACTCCGACCTAACTCTGACGTATATTTATTAAACCCACGAATATCAAGTTCCTTTGTTTTTAAATGGTCAATCTGGTGACCGAACTCATGAAAGAATGTATTACCAGGAGCTTGATAATCACTTCCTGTAATATCTTTATCAATATCCATAAACACCCGATTTTTACCCGGACTAAAGTGTGCTGTACTTTTTAGTTTCGTATCCTTATCTAACTCCAACTCATTTTGATACTTCCGCCAGACCTTCTGCACATCATCCGGGGCATTGCTAATCATCTCATCATAGAACTGCGCTTGGTCGGCCGTTAACTTATCCCGAATCTTCCGGCCAACCTTCGCTGTTTCTTTCGGTACCTGTTTGGATAGTTCGATCCGTGCTTGCTTCTCCTCATCACTCGGCGAACGGTCTTGTTTGCTCCAGATATTTTTAATCTTCCCATCACCTGGATCATACTCCGTTTTACACGTACAATGATTATGACGCCGGTACACATCACGCGGAGTCGTCTTATAATCATACGTGCCTGCTAACGCCCGACACCACTCACACGCCCCCGGATTCACATGTCGAATAATCTTCGGTCTAAGCCCCGACTTATGATGAAAATCAGCATTTTCTTTAATCGCATCATCCACAATACTCTGCGAATAATTGACAACTGGCGCCTGCAGTAACCATTTAACCGTCTCGTAACCATCCCCCTCCGTCAACCGGTCAATCAATCCGTCAATCCGGTCCGTATCAAGCGATGGACGCCGAGGCCTAATTCGCACCCCCGCTTGATCATTTAACTGTTGCTGGGCAATTTCTGTATACCGAGCAATTAACTGATGATTGTGAATTAATGGCGGTTTAACCACCCGCTCAGCAATATTATAATACATCTGCCCATTCGGTAAGTCCTCTTCAGTAATCTGCGCCTGGAACGCGCCCGCCAAGCTCTCACCCGTCCCTATCGCATAATCATGCGCATCCGCATATGTCGGATAAGCCTTCCCCAGACTATCTTGAACCAGCTTATGCTCATTATACCGCTTTTCAAACGCTTTTTGTACTCTTTTTAACAGATCCGGCGCAACATCCTTAACCATCCACATCACCTATCTCAGGCTTAGCCGTCACATCCCCAATAATTCCTGTTATATCACGAATCGTCTCGCCCGTAATATAACCAGGCAACGCTTGATTAATCTTAATCGCACC